CTTGCCTCTCGCGGGTACGTGTCCGAGAGCGAGATCTTCCGCGCGGCCGGTCTCGCGATCGAGAAGATCGACGATTACCTGTCCAACATTCCCGAGCACATGGACTATAGACGCGGCATCGACCGGATCAACAATAGTCCTCGACCAAGCGGACGGCTTCGGCACCACGGCGACAATGGCCGTCAATGCGTCCTACGGCGCCACATTCGCACAGACCGCATCGGTCGCAGCCTACCAGCTTCACGCGGCTCCGCTTCCCGCAGGCTGCACCTATTCGTCGACGTTTTACAAATATTGCTGGCTTGTCTCTGGTCAGGCGACTGGCGCATTGACGAGCGGCACAATAAGCCTGATGTATACCAACAGCCTGACGACGTTCCCGTTCAATTTCTCCGCGTCGTCTGTAATCAACAACACGACGCTTACGAGCCTAAACAATCAATACGCATTCCAGACAGACCCCGGGCTTGCCTCGTGCGTCCTGGTTGCTGGATACTACGAGTGCGTCAGCTCTGTTGGGGACAATGCAGGCAAGAACACAGTGCTATATACCATTTCCGCAAGCGCGGACATGGCCTCAATCAATTTCGTAGCGTTTGATTATGCGATACGCCCGACGTATTCGGCGAATTGGGATACTGGATACAATAGAATTGACAGCCACCTATATTTCAACAAGCACGGGTTCTACGAATATTTCTACACAGCCTTCAACGGCTCGGCGCAATACATCGGCTACGCCGTCGCACCACAAATTACTGTGCTCAATGGGCTTCTAGGGCCAGGGCTTTGGTATCGCCAGAACGCTTGCGCGGTCGCCTCCAACAATCCGGGCTGCGTCATTCCGAAGTCCAGCGCCTTTTATCAGGGCCTGACCTTCGTCGGCGAGTCCTCGATCTTCGAGCAGAACGGGCTATTACTCTTTGAGTCGAATGCCGACGACGGAGGCAACAACTCCCAAGCCTCGCTCGGCATCATGCCTGATTACTGACATGAAGCGCACTCTCCTCGCTCTCTGCGCTTGCCTGATCACCGGCCCGGCGATAGCCTACTCGCACGGCACACCGCCGGTCATCCCAACGCTATCGCCGGGCGGGGGATACACTTCGGGCTCCTACTCCAAGTGCTATCAGAGTCAGGCTTACGGTGTCTTCATCGCCAACTCGACGACTTCGCCGCAGCCGAGCGCGCTGAACGGGCAGATCCCCAACAGCGGCTATTTCTCCGACAACGCGGCTAGTGGCTCCGCGGCCGGGGGCTGTCCAACACCATCGCGAACCACAGTCACCGGCCCCACTGCGACGGGCCTGCTTGACGTCATTGCCTTCGAGGGTATCGATGACCCGAACGGGATTTATGTTACCCTAGTCGATGGCGTGCAGGATCGCGCGGCGATCGACCACGCAGAGTTCTGGTTCGAGGGCAATAAGATTACTGTCGGCAACCAAGGCGCCGGCCGCATGATCAGTCCGACTAACCCGCAGTCCTACGGCTGGGTCGTTCGGTTGACCTCCGGGGCCGGGCAGAACGGCCTTGCGACCGTCTGCGGCCATTCCGTCCCCACAGCCTCTACCGAGGGGGACCGCTGGGTCTGCAAGACGATCTTCATCAACACGAACGCCTCGGGCGCCGGCTACATCAACCGTTCGCTCTCGACGCTGAATTACTACGCCGACCCCTATTTCGGCAGCGACACGGCTTGTGATGGGACGAAGCCGCATGCAACTGCCAGCGGCTCGCATTGCCCGTGGAAGACGGCGCTTTGGCACATGGGGGCGAACGCGGCGGCTTATGCGGGCATCACTGCCGGCTGCACGCTCTCCCCGACTTCTCTCTGCAACATGCCCGACAATTCCGGCGCGGTGCTCAACCTCGCCTCGCACGGGGTCGCGACAACAACCTTCAGCGCGAACACGCTGACGATCACCGGCAGCCTCACCGGCGAGTTCAGCGTGGGCGATTTTGTCGTGGGTGCGAACGTTCCGCCCGCGATGCTGCTTACCTCGGGCGGAACCTGCACTAGCGGCGCTGTCGTCCCTCCTTGCACGTTCATAACCAACATCGCTTTTCCCGTCAGCGGCTCGGGCTCAGTGACCGCAGCGGGCATGTACGTAGAGCCTAATATAGCCTACACTGCTGGATGGAACAACGCGAATGCCTCGCATGAAACGATCCCCTTCAAGGTAACAACGGCGACGCAATATGGCGCAGTGATTCAGTCCAATGTCTACAACGGCAATGGATACGATTGGAACACGCCCGCTGATCTCGCGCAATATGACAATATCATCTTTGACAAAACAACTCTAGCCGAGTTCGCTGCGCAACCTTACAATGGAACGAGCAGCACGGCAGTAGGCATGTGGCTGTCGAACGGTGCGGTTTGGGAAGAATACGGCGTCGGTTGCTCCGCGACAACCATGTGCAATGGCTACACTGACTTGGGCGATCCACATTACTTCAATGTCGAGACATCGAACGAATATTTTGACACTAATTTCACCGACTATATGAAGACCTATCGCGGCGATTTTGGCTATTACGCTTCGATCAACGTAGTCTCGAATGACATCGCGCAAAGCAACCTTGGGGTGTTCGGTTTCAAAGCGGCCGGTTCTGGCACGATGTATTACAACTATTTCTATTGGGCGAGTGCTGCATTAACAAACCCGGCTTCCTATTATCAGCCCGTCATCACGGGAATTACCTTCGCGACCGACGCATCCTTTTGCCCGTACGCAACCGTGCCTACAGGTTGCTTGCAGATTACGATCGATAATTCTACGGGCGCCAATGCGAACATTACCAGCGTCGCAGGACAAGATCCATACTTCGGCAACAACACCGTTTACGAGGTCTGCTTCGAATCCGGGCCGCAATACAATGGCGGGCGGCAACCGGCCGTGCGGCGGTTCGCAATCATTCCGCCTGTGGGGGCTGAGCAGGGCTGTATCCCCATGTATGGCTTTAACGGCACGGGGCCGTGGACGACTTGGATCACCGCGCCGAACATGCTGACCGCGGCGGGGTTCACTCCTGCCAATTGCGCGCCTGCCTCGGGTAGTTTCAGCGGGGACGGGCAGACGTTGCCGGTCGGAGCCAATTGCCCGGCGATCGGCAACGCGATGCTGCTCGGGCAGACGCGGCATAATGACCTGATGGAATTCGCGGACATGCAGTCAGCCTATGACTTCGGGCCGGATAATCAGGTCTTCTACGATTTCATCAACTTCGCGGGCGATCAGGTTTTTCTCCTGCAGACCTGCGGGCCTTGCGGGGCGTCAGGCGGGAACACGATTGCCACAACAACAGGAAGCGGAGTAACTTCGTTTACCATAACAGAGCATTCGGCGGTGCTAACCAGCATTACCAGCAACACCTCTTTCGGCCATTGCGGCACAAATTGCGTACTTAATTTTTCTGGGGGCGCCCCGGTCGTTGGGGATGGAAGCGTCACCGATAGCGATGCCGTGTTTCCCTCGCCAACCAGCATCCTAGGCAATGCCACCGGGACCTCATTCGAAGTTGTTCAAAACGGCCTGACATTCATGGCCGGCGATGTCGTCACTTATCACACACAAAAACCGCTTCCTGGCGACTTCGTTCTTATCGAAAGCGGAGTGGCCGAACATCAGACAATGCCGATTACCTCGGTATCAAGCGCTACGGCCGGGACGCTTATGGCGGAAATTCCAGCGGCGGACACGACTGTCGCCAGCGCCACGCCGTCAAGCTCCCCTATAACGGGCTTCGTGTCTGATCGAAATGCAATAACTACCACGCTTGGCGCGGGGACTTACAACTTCAAGTTCGAGGGTGGAATCGCTGTGGTTGGCGACGCGATTATCGCGGAGTCGATTTGCTACGCCTCGACCGCAACGCCGCCAAACTGCGATAATGCGCCGATCCCGATGACAATTTCCGGGCAGGCTGGATGCAATCCATGCTCGGGGTACAACCAGGACCAGTCGCTTTATTACACTGACCCCGTCGCTATGACGATCCCGGCCAACGCAACGATCATAATCTCCCGCTCGCACTCGACGGCCTTCACTACCGATCGCGGCATCGCCTCTGGGTTCAGCGGATGGGGCTATGGGCCAACTGGGCCAAATGGCGGAGACACGACAACCCTGCAAACGCCTAACTGTGGCACGGGCTGTACGTCTCAACCATACGATTATGGCATAAAGGGTCTGTTCTACACCAACCCACCCGCCGACATTTCGGGCGCGGCGTGGTCGATCGTCAAAGGTCCGAGCCACGTTCTGATCGCAAACAGCGTGTTCAATTCGCTCTACAACTCTCTCGCGCTGCATACGGCGGGCTTGATGGACACGACCATCGCACAGTCGACGATGCTCGGCACGGGGGCTTGGGGTTGCCAGAATGCTGCACCGGTCGGAAGCGCGCAACATCAATGTTCGGTGTGGCTGAGTTCGTTCGATAGCATTTGGCTGAACATCAAGTTCGACACTGGCACGGTTTCGAATAATTGGAACATGGACGGCAATACTTTTGTGACTTACGGCCCCGTCGGAACGAATGCCGCGCAGGCAGCCAACGTCACGCTCGGAAACACGTCGCCCTACAATTACGCGACATTCAATGCTGTGCCAACCAACGTCACGCAGACGATCCGCGGTGCGACGAACGGTCAGCCGCTTTACGGCGTCGACTCAGTTGGCAATCCGCTCGCGGTTGGCGCATCCATCGTCGGTGCGCAGCAATGAACGATCTCCACTCCTGGCTCGCCACCGTCCGCGACGATCCGCTCGCCTTCACCCTCGGCGCCTATCCGTGGGGTGAACCTGACACCGTCCTAGCCAAATTCGACGGTCCCGATGAATGGTCACGAGCCTTATTCGAAAGAATCCGTCTTGGACTACTTACGCCTAATCAAGCAATACAAGAAGCAACAGCTTCTGGTCACGGCATTGGTAAGTCGGCGACCGTCGCTTGGATCATCCTCTGGGCGTTCTGCACCTTCCCCGACACCCGCGGAGTCATCACAGCGAATACTGAGACCCAGTTAAAGACTAAGACCTGGGCCGAACTCGGCAAATGGTTCAACCTCTGCTTCTTCACTCGCGAACACTTCACCCTAACCGCCACGGCCCTATTCTCCAAAGACCCCGATCGCGAGCGCACTTGGCGCATCGACATGATTCCCTGGTCCGAGAAGAATCCAGCCGCGTTCGCCGGCCTCCACAACCAAGGCAAACGAATCATCCTCATCTTCGACGAAGCGTCCGAGATCCCCGACATCATCTGGGAAACTGCCGAAGGAGCCCTCACCGACATCGACACTCAAATCCTCTGGCTCGTCTTCGGCAACCCAACCCGCAACATCGGTCGCTTCCGCGAATGCTTCATCGGAGGTTCCCATGCGGAATCGTGGCACTCGATACAAATTGATTCGCGAAGCGTTGCGGTCACTAACAAAGATCGCTTCGCTCAGTGGATTCGAACGTATGGCCTTGACTCCGACTTCGTGCGTATTCGTGTTCTTGGACAGTTCCCCCGTAGAGGTGAGCTTGAGTTCTTCTCGGCGGAAGACATTGAAGCGGCGATGTCGCGAGAAGTCCCATGGACCGACCGCACCACCCCACTCGCCATCGGAGTCGACGTAGCCCGCTTCGGCTCCAACAACTCCGTTATTTTCCCCCGCAAAGGTCGCGATGCCCGGAGTATCGCTCGTGAATCCTTCAATGGCATTAGCACTACTGAACTCAGCAATCGAGTGTTTAGTGTATTTGAACGGCTGCGTCCTGATGGCATATTTATTGATGGCGGTGGCGTGGGCGGTGGGGTTGTCGATCAGTGTCGCAATATGCGGCTTGCGGTCGTTGAGGTCCAGTTCGCCGGCAAAGACGACATCACCGGTGTCGTATTTGACAATGCTGGCGAACAATACGCCAACAAACGAGCCGCTATGTACGGCGCCCTCCGAGCATGGCTCAAATCCGGTGCCCTACCACCTGATCCAGAGCTAAAGACTGCGATGCTGGCGATACGATACACTTACAAAGCCGATAAGATCCTACTAACCAGCAAGGAGGATCTCATGGACACCAACCCCAACCTCGTCCTCGACGACCTCGACGCACTGGTATTGACTTTCGGCGGACCACTTGCTAGCAATGACAATGCTGGTGGCGAGTATCCGCACAAGCCCATGGTCGTCAGTGAATGGAACCCGTATGCCGAAGAAAGGATGCTAGCCTAATGGCCGATCCTCTGACACTCATCGCCGCCGTTGGTGGCGGATTACTCTCCAGCCTACTCGGTGGCAAGACTCCCTCTGCCCCACAACTTCCTCCCGCCGCACCACCAGTCCAGCAACCCACCGGCACTCAAACCTCCAACGCTAACACTAGTGCCAACCAACCCAGCTTCCTCGCTGCCGCAGCCGCACCCGGAGCCAACAATCTCAGCGGCTCTAAATCATTGCTAGGACAATAACCATGTGGACATTATCTAAAGCCGGCGTTATCCCCAGATTCGAAGACGGCTGGCCAAAGTTCAGTTACCACGACCGCTCACTAGCTGAATGGTTTATCGCTCGCTATCCAGACTCACATTGGGTTATCGTTCCGCATCCAGGTCGTCTATAATGCCCGTCGTCCCTGTTCGCCCCGGCAACCGGCAACAAGCACCGGCCCCACCCATGCCTAACGATGTCTATACCCTCATGGCCGCGGCTCAGATGCATAGTGAAGGCCGCCTCATCCAACCCACCGGTGGCGTCGATGACAAGCTCAACTCCATCCCCGACTCGGCCAAAGGACCCATTCAGCGCTAATGGCCAACTCGCCCGACCCAGTCAATGTACGCTTCCACCGATACTCGATGGGTCGGCTACTGGGCCTCCGTGTCAATCGCTATAGCTGGTGGGTTCACTGGCGGGAACTAGCTGACTACTTCCTCCCTAGGAGATACAAATGGCTGATAACTCCAAACCAGATGGCCCGCGGAGCCCCGATCAACCAACACATCCTCGACTCGAGTGGTTGCATTTACGCCCAGCGCCTGAGTGCGGGATTGGTATCCGGGAAATCCTCACCAACATCACCTTGGTTCCGGTTGAAGATTGGGAGGCTGGACTCAACGAAGACCTCGCCCGTAAGCTTATGGCTCGCAGAGTGTGAACGTCTTCTCTACTTGATCTTTAGCGAATCCAACTTCTACAACTCCATCGCTGTCCTCTACCACGACCTCGTCATCTTCGGCACCGGGGTCATGCTCATCTACGAAGACTTCCATTCCGTCATCAACTGCTGCAACCCCTGCCTCGGCGAATACTACGTTGACATCGATGGCCAGTACCGACCAGTAATATTTTATCGCGAGTTCACCTGGACCATCGACGCCACAGTTAAATTCTTCGGCTACGAGAACTGCCCCGCCTCAGTCCAAGCCATTTGGGACGATCCTTCCGGCGCCAACCTCACCCGCGAACTAATCATCGCCCACAGCATTGAGCCCAACGACGATGGCCGCGCAAAGGAGTTCGGATTCGATGAACACTTCAAATACCGCGAAGCCTATTGGGTTTGGGGCGGAAGCACATCCCCTCAAGGTGGCGCCGACCATGAGCCCACCTTTCTTCGCCGTACCGGTTATTACGAACGCATGGCTATCATCGGGCGATGGGACTTGGTGTCTAATGATGCCTATGGCCGATCCCCCGGCATGGACGGACTCCCCGACCA